GTCCATTAGTTGCTTACCTTGTGCATCTTTTAGAGTACCATCTCTTTTAATAGATACAAAAGATATTTTCTTGCCTAGAGTAGAGTTTGCCTTGGCTGTATTTTCTCTTAGAGTTGCCTTTAGTTTGTCGGCATTACTATTGATTGACACCTCTTTTTTAGTTACTACTTTGCTTTCTACTTGGCTTTCTGATATTCCTAGCTTAGCCATTAAATCGGCTTGGCTTGGCTTGTTAGTTGTTGTCTTATTTTCTTTGCTCATCTCGTGAACTCCTTTTAATTTGGCTTAATTGCCTCTCAAATATAATAAAGATATGATTAATATCATAATATTAGTTGTATTGCTCATTATATATATAGTGTTATGCCTATCCCTTGTTAAAGTTTTTAATTAGCCGTAACGAACAAAAAAATAATTATTAATTCGATTTTAGATTTCAACCAAAAGTCACCCCCTTGCCCATAAAAGCGATGGGGGGTGGGGTGGTAAAAAAAGAGAGAGACGCATTCTAGTGTATATTTTCCAAATTGGACTTTCTGTAAAATTTTTTGGGGTAATTTTAGCCGATTTTGATTCTTCTAGTTATTAGAACCTATTATAGAACTATTATAGAACTAGTATAGAACTATTATAGAACAAAATAGTAAAGAAACAGGTAAAAGTCAACATTTGATTTTGGAGATGTTTAGTATTAGATTCATCTATGAAGAATTACTTAACCATCAAAGGTAGAAATCACTACTTGTGTTCAAATATCGAAGAAGTAATTAAAAGGCTCGGTTATGAGCCAAACATACAACAGAATTGGCGATTTGGAAATACTGGCGACTGGGTTTCTACCGATGATGGCTTGTTTTGTGAAGTACTTTACAGGGGGGAGTTGAAAAAACCTAATGGAAAAACTCAACCTTACATCCGAACTGTATGTGGGAGTATGCTTTGCAAAGATATTAAACAAATGACAGGTCCCATAGCCGAAAACATTTACACATTTGGTGGCACAAATGAATACAGAAGGATTATGAAGAAAAAGGATTCAACTAGTAAAGAAATGATGTTTGCTAGTTTTGTTGCATCAGGAGACAACCCTGTTGATGCTTATTTAAAAACCTATAAGACAGATAATGAAAAGTATGCTAAATCACAATCGGGTAGACTTTTAAAAACTGAGAGAATACAAACCATGATAAAAGAAGAAATAGCCAAAGTGCTAGAAGAAGAGGGAATTAGCAATAATTACCTTATTAGAAGATTTAAACAGGTAGCTGATTCTGCCGAAAGAGAAGGAGATGTTCTTAGGAGTCTTGAATCTTTATCTAAGATTGCAGGCTTATTTGATTCACATGAATCTGAAAGCAAACAACAATTAACTGTTTGGGGTGGATTTAGCCCTGAACAGATTGATGCTGTAAAAGGAGCAAAGCCTGTGTTAACGATTGAGAATCATGAAAGTGAAGAGTAAGCAACTTACTACTTATGATAAAGAGGGGAAGTCCTCACAGACTAAACTAGTCAAATCTCCTGTGCCTATAAGAAGAATTACAGAAGAACATCCATATGAAGAAGATTTATGTAATGTATGTGACGAAGACTTATTTTTCTCTAGCGAAATTACAAAAAGAATAGCTATATTAAGTAGTAAAGGAGATGAGGTTACAGGTTGGGTTTGTCCAACTTGCTATACTGAATTTGACAATAAAGATAATATCCAGGTGTTGATGTCTAGAACATCAATACAAGGGAAATCATAAGGAGATACTAACAATGGGATACTTAAAAAACCAATACAACAAGAGTAAAGCTTCAGTAGCAAAAATAAAAGCTGCGAAAAAAGCTAAAGTGGCTACAGCTAAAAAAGCAGTCGCAAATGCAAAGCCAAGCAAACCACAAAAATTAAGAAAATTAAAAGCTGTGAAGACTACTGCTAAAAAGGTTAAAGTTAAAGCAAAGCCAACAAGCAAAAAGCCTTCAAGAATGCAGAAACTAAAATCTGCTTTATCAAAAAGAAAAGTAAGTAAACTTGCTAAGAAGAGTGTAAGAAAAATGTCTAAAGTTGGTAAGTTGGCTTCTTCTAGAAAGAAAGCATTAGCTAAAGGCAAGTATAGAAAAGCTGCTAGAAAGCAAAACAAAATTAACAAGAAGATGGGTTCTAAGGTTAAACACACCAAAAAGACCATCAAGAAGTATACTCCTAAAAACCAAGCTGCCTTTAAAAAAGCATCTTCATCTGCTAAGAAATCAGGAACTAGTATTAGTTCTTTGGTTGCACAGAGAAGAAAGCATAAAAAAGGTACTGCAGCATACGCTAAAGTACAGAATCAAATCAATAAGCATTATGGTTCAAAGAAGAGGCACTAGATGGCAAAATTCGGTAAACGCTCAAGAACAAACTTAGAAACTGTCCACCCTCAACTACAGGAACTATTCAGTGAAGTGGTGAAGTATTTTGATTGCACTGTAATCTGTGGTCATCGTGGAAAGGAAGAGCAGAATAAAGCATACCATGAGGGATTTTCAAAAGTTAAATATCCAAATGGTAGACACAATGCTAGTCCTTCTAAAGCAGTGGATGTGTGTCCATACCCTGTTGACTGGAATGACCTTGCTAGATTCAGGTATTTTGCTGGGTTTGTTCTTGGTGTTGCCTCCCAAATGGGAATTAAAATTCGCTGGGGAGGAGATTGGGACCAAGACACTCAGGTAAAAGATAACAGATTCAATGACCTTCCCCATTTTGAACTTGTCGAAAAATAAACAGAACTGGAAATCTAGAAAGAAGTTTCTTGATGACAAGAAGAAGAAGAAAGCATTCAGGGATAATAAAAAAGCATCAAGGCAAAAGAGGTATGGTTAGACTTTGCTTACTGATTGTTTTTATATTTGCATTTACAGGATGTAGCCGAGGATGGTCTGTTGCAGGTTATGAACTACATCCAAGTGACACAACTCATGTTGAAGTAAGTATTGTAGACCAAGATAGCACTTGGCATACCTTTAGACAACCTGTTGTTCTTGATTATGACAACTGGTGTTATAGACATAATATTTATGAAGTTGTAAAGACTAAAGATGGCAGATGAAAAACCTAAGACAGCAAGGTCCTATCGTGGAACTATGGTCGATGACAACGCTGTTATATCTATTAATGTTAAGTGGCTGTTGCAGTTGCTTGTGGCTTTCTCTGGACTTGTATATTCGTACTATACAGTTATTCACAGAATTGGAGAACTTGAGCGTAGAATTACAGAATACGATACAACGCTTACAGAGCTTGTCAACAAACATATAGAAGAAGAAAAGAAAAAATACACAGTTATTGAAGAGCAACTTAAATGGTATGAATCTGAAATGAATTTAAATCCTTTGAGTTGGAAGAAAAAGAGAAAGAAGAAGTAGGAGGGTGTATGCCAAAAAAGAAAGTTTATAAAGCCATAAGAAGAACTACTGGAAAAGGTGGTAATTATAGAAAAACTAAGTCAGGCGCAGGCATGACAAAGAAAGGTGTAAAAGCCTATAGGAAAGCGAATCCTGGCTCTAAGCTTAAAACAGCAGTTACAGGTAAAGTTAAAAAAGGAAGTAAGGCTTCTAAAAGAAGAAAGTCATATTGTGCTAGGTCTCTTGGACAACTTAAAAAAAGTTCAGCAAAAACAAAAAACAATCCTAATTCTAGGATAAGAAAAGCAAGAAAGCGATGGAGGTGCTAATGGCTACTAAAAAGAAATCTGGTAAAAAAGTTAGTTGGAAATGGGGAAGCAAAACTTATTATGGTACTTTGATAAGAGAAACCAAGACTCATAAGTTTGCAAGAACCCATAATGGTAAAACAAAAAAGATTGTTAAAAAGAAAAAGTGAAATAAGAAAAAGGCATAGGTATGCCAATTCCTAATCACTGTATAGAGTGTGACAAACCATTGACTAATGATGATGGTTGGGTATGTGACACTTGCTTAAAAAAGGACAAAGATGGCTAATCTTAATTTAGGGGGTCCCGCAAATGGGAATGTATCAAAGAATGAGAAACTGTTACACCAAGCCTATGGAGACCTTATTACTTTTGGTAAGATGTTTTCCCCTCAAGACTATCTTGCTAGTGCTACTCCTAACTTCCATAATGAGGTAGGTAAATTATTAATAGATAGAAAAGTTCAGCAACTTGCATTGGTACTTCCTAGAGACCATGCAAAGTCTACTCTAGGTGTTACTGCGGTAATGCATAGATTTCTATTCAAAGAACCTGATGCAGAACCTGAGTTTATTTGTTGGGTTGGCGAGGCTCAAGACCAAGCAATAGATAACATAGCATGGGTTCAAAATCACATTGAAACTAATCCTGCTATTCATTACTACTTTGGTGACCTAGAAGGAAAGAAGTGGACAAAGAATGAAATTGTCTTATCTAATGGTTGCAGAATGTTAGGCAAAGGTGCAAGTCAAAGACTTCGTGGTAAGAAACAATACTCAACTCGATATACAGGTATTATTCTTGATGATTTTGAATCTGAGTTAAATACTAAAACACCTGATGCTAGAATAAATATGAAGAATTGGGTAACAGCTGCAGTGTACCCTGCTATTGATTTTGACAAAGGTGGGTTCTTATGGTGTAATGGTACTGTTGTTCATTGGGATAGTTTTTTAAATAATATTATTACAGGATATGCAAAAGCGAAGAAAGAGGGAAATGACTATGCATGGGATGTTTATACTAGAAAAGCATTAGAGAATGGTAAACCTATTTGGGAGTCTAGATGGTCTATTGAAAAACTAGAGAATAGAAAGAAGTTCTATATTGATTCTGGAACTCCTGCTAAGTTTTATCAAGAATACATGAACCAAGCAAGGAGTCCTGATGATGCAGTATTTTCGGAAAAACATATTACAGATGCTTTCTATGAAGGCGTTCTTAGGTGGGATGATTCAAAAGGTAGTCACTATATCAAAACTGATGATAAAAATGAGTATGTTAATATCTATATTGGTGTTGACCCTGCTTCATCTGTTGCTGACCATCGTGATTATAGTGTTATTATGGTTGTTGGAGTTACTGAAGAGCATGACTACTATGTCATTGAATATTGGAGAGATAGAGTCTTACCTATGGATTGCGCAGAACAAATATTTAAGATTTGTAAAAAGTATGCACCAATACGCAGAATCAATATAGAGACTATAGCTTATCAAGAAATGCTAAGAGACTATGTTATGAAAGAATCTAAGAAAAGAGGGCAGTTTCTTCCTGGAATTGAAAAAGGTATTAAAGGCTATACTCAAAAGAAAAAAGTAAGATTGTTTGAAGGGTTACAGCCATTGTTTAGTCAAAAAGCTGCTCACTTAAAAAGAGAACATAATACCTTTGTTGATGAACTTCTTGATTTTCCTAAAGGGGCACATGACGATATAATTGATGCGTTTTGGTTAGCCACGCAATTTACTAGGGGGCATCAAAAACCTGGAGGTCAATTTAAAGGCGAAAAGAAGAAAGAGCGTAAATTACAGAAAGCTTACAATTGGATGACAGGCTCAAGAACTTAGTATTGCATTACTAAATAATTTAATTGTATATTCTTCCCATTGGAAACTAGGAGTATATAATTGGCTAATCGAATACCAACAGATGCGAGAGCAAAAAAAATACAAGACATCTTTAAGAAGTGGAGTGATTCCAGACAAAAATGGGATACCCAAGCTAGAGAAGATATAGATTTTTATTTAGGGAATCATTGGACAAAAGAAGAGTCTGATGCGTTAGGGGCTATCAATCAAAGCAATGTAGTTGCAGATAGACTTTATTCAGCTATAGAACAATTTAAAGCAATTATAACTTCTAAGCCACCATCGTTTAGAGCATACCCAAGAGAAGATAGTGATAGTCAACTAGCATCTGTATGGAATGGTTTGTTAGAATATGTTTGGGATATATCTGATGGTAATGAAGTATTTAAACAAGTTGTTCACGATTATGCAGTTACAGGGTTAGGTTATTTTCATACCTACATGGACCCCGAAGCAGACTATGGTAGAGGAGAAGTTAAGTTTACTTGGATTGACCCATTTCGTGTTTATGTGGACCCAGGTTCTAGG